CAAAATCTTGGGTCTGATGCAGGGACACTTTACGATGTTCAAGGCACCCACAGGAATTGGTAAGACTGAGCTTATGCGTTATCTAGAATATCAGATGCTACAACGTGACATCCCTATCGCTACGTGGCACCTAGAGGAAACCAAACTACGTTCATTGCTAGGGCTTGCGTCCTACCACATGAATGACAACGTAACACGCCGTGACCTAATCGAAGAAAAAGGGGTTGATAAAGAGGTACGTGAGGCTATCATAGACCTTACGAAGGGAGAGAACCTCTATCAATTCTACTTGGGGGACGGACAGGGTGCCGACGAACTATGCGACCAGATACGGTTCTTTAGTCAGGCATGTGACTGTAAGTTTGTGTTCTTTGAGCCTATCCAAGATGTCATCACTGGCACTGAGGAAAGCAAAGAACAACAACTGGCAGACCTGTCCGTCCGACTGTCGAAGCTGGCAGCGGAACTCAACATAGGTATCGTGTCTATCGGACACACTAACGAGAATGGAGACTTTAAGTATTGCAAGATGATTGGTCAACGTGCTAGTGTCATCGTGAACCTACACCGTGACAAAGAATCAGAAGACATGGAAGAACGCAACACAACGTATCTCAAGATTGAGAAGAACCGTCCGTCATCCGAAGAAGGTATGGCAGGTAAACTCAAATTCAACTACGATACGTTCACACTACGAGAGGTATATTAATGCAGTTTGACCTGTTTAAATCCCCAGATGAAAAAGAGCAACCTTCTGACACACAGATATGTATAGACTGTGGACAGGAAAAACCTCTGTCAGAATACTACGCTCACCCACACTACACTAATAATATCTTCAAATACTGTAAATCTTGCCACTTAGAAAGAAATACTACAGCATACTACTTAAAGAAAACAGCACCACCAAAGAAAGGAATATGTGATTGCTGTGGTAAAGAGACAGAATCACTGCACTTAGACCATGATCACACAACTAAAAAGTTTAGAGGGTGGTTGTGTAGAACTTGCAATGTTGGATTAGGTAACTTTTATGACAACATACAAGGTTTGGAAATGGCTATACGATATTTAAGGAGACATGATGCCAGTATTTGACATAGAAACAGATGGCCTGAACGCCACAAAGATACATGTGTTATCATGGATGGGGGACGATGGAAATGTGCATCACACCCACGACTATGTAGCTATGCGTATCTTCTTTGAGGAAGCAGATATACTCATAGGACACAACATCATCCGCTTTGACATCCCTCAAGTGGAAAAAGTCCTAGGGGTCAAGATCAAGGCAAAGCTAGTCGATACTCTAGCCCTGTCGTGGTATCTCAACTTCAATCGTGGTTCACATGGCCTAGAAGGTTATGGTGTTGACTATGGTGTACCAAAGCCAGTGATTAAGGACTGGAACAGCCTTACACCAGAGGAATATGCCCACCGCTGTAACGAGGACGTTAAGATCAACACACGACTGTGGCGTGACTTAGACATCAAGCTAAACAAGCTGTACCCCGACAGTGGAAATAAGTGGAAACTGATCGACTACTTGACGTTCAAGCTACAGTGTGCAGCAGAACAAGAGGCCCTACGATGGAAATTAGACGTACCCAAAGCACAAGCCCACTTACAAGAGTGGGAAGCACTCAAGCAAGAGAAGACAGAGGCACTTGCCAATGTTATGCCGAAGGTAATCAACTACGCTGTACGGAACAGACCAAAGGTGTACCACAAACAGGACGGAAGTTTGTCTGCAAACGGTGCCAAGTGGGAACAACTCTGCAAGGATCACAAGGTCCCGACGAGTACCCAGAGCCTGAAAGTCAAGGTTGGTGAGGAACGTGCTAACCCTAGTTCTGTGTCACAAGTAAAAGAGTGGCTACTCATGCTGGGGTGGGAACCACGTACATTCAAGTTTATGAGGGAAGCAGATGGCTCCACAAGGAAATTGGAACAAATACGTAAAGACGGAGAACTCTGTTCCTCAGTACGTGAACTGGTTGAACAGGAACCTGCTATTAGTTTGCTTGATGGCCTCACTGTTCTTTCTCATCGTATTGGAGTTATCAAAGGCTTACTTGACTCAGAGAACGATGGATACGTGCAAGCAAGTGTTGCAGGACTTACCAACACCTTCAGGTTTCGTCACGCCCGACCATGTGTCAACCTGCCAAGCGTTGATCGACAGTACGGTAAAGAAATAAGGGAATGCCTGACAGCACCAGAAGGTTACGTTCTGTGTGGTGCCGACATGACATCACTAGAGGACACAACCAAGCGTCACTACATGAAACCGCTAGACCCTGATTATGTCGAGGAAATGTCTAAGGATGGATTTGATCCACACCTTGACCTTGCTAAACACGCAGGTGTCGTTACACAAGATGACATCGACAAGCATAACTCAGGGGAACGTAGCCTTAAGTCACTGCGTAAGAACTACAAGGTGGTGAACTACAGTGCGACTTATGGTGTAGGTAAGCAAACCCTAGCCAGAAACACAGGCATGTCTGAGAACGAAGCACAGGCCCTCTTAGACGCATTCTGGTCCCGCAACTGGTCTGTAGAGAAAGTGAGTAAGGATGCAACCGTTAGAAATCTATTTGGTTCTGATTGGCTTTACAATCCTGTGTCTGGCTTCTGGCATTCACTAAGGTCAGATAAGGACAGGTTTAGTACCCTGAACCAGTCTACAGGTGTCTACTGTTTCGACAGTTGGGTTATGTACTGTCGTGGTTTTATGTTAAAGACCATCGGTCAATTCCACGACGAGGTAATTGTACTTACAAAAGAAGGAGAAGAAGAAGACACAGAAATCAAGATGCAAGCTGCTATTGATCTACTTAACGATGAATTGCAGCTAAACGTACCCCTTGGGATTGATGTACAATTCGGTAAGACATATGCGGATGTACATTAGTATAAAAAAAGTTTAGACAGTAGCTGAAAAAAGTTACTATATATATTTACCAGTGTTAGAAAAGGAACTCGACAACATGGCACGTTATACACTAGATATGGTACTAGAGTACGCAAAAGTATTCCCTGAGAACGCAGATATGGGGAACCCAGATGGACCACAGTGGCAGCAACAGATTGCTAAGAAGGGCGGTCAGTATGTCGTCAATGCATACTTCACTAGCCAAGAGCAAATCGACAAACTTATGATGGATGGCTTCAAGGCTACAGTCATGGGTAACGCTCGTATCCAAGAAGGTAACGCAGACTTCGGTATCGGTAAGTACATGAAGATCAAGCGTGGGGTTGCTGATGATGTTCGTGATTGGATTGACCCAATGACAAAGGAGAACGTCAACTTAGGTGGCCCTGTTAAGGTTGTTGACCTACGTCAGGGTCGTGAGAATGTAAGCAAGTGGGACTTCTACGATGACGGAGAACTAGGCAACGGAACACGAGCTAAGGTACAGTTTGAAACCTATGCTGATGGTAATGGTATCCGACTAAACGGTATTGCTGTTACTGAGTTGGTGGAACGTACAAGCGAACCATCAGATGATGACATGATCTTTTCTGCGGCAGTATAATGCAAGTAGAAATTAGTTTCGTAATGGACAAAGATGAGGACGGGGTTGCTGGCTCCGTCACCATCGAACGGTCAGAGGTAGATAGTCTAAATGATCTCTTACATCTATATCACGATGCTTGCCTCGCAGCAGGATACACCTACGTGGAGTCCATCGGTGCGCACAAGGAAGGTGGCGAATATGATTGGTCGGCTTTCTAATGCAGTACGGAAAGGCTTTAATCGACGGTGATGTATTCGCTTATCGTGCGGCCTATGCTACTGAGGGAGAATCTGAAAGAGAAGCCCGTGTTAAAATTGACGAGATACTGCAAGTGTCTATTGAGTATGTATGTGGTTGGCCTTGGGAACAAGACGACTATCAGATATATCTAACTTGTAGTGGTCATCAGTTTAGACACGACATTGCCAAGTCACACGAATACAAAGGTAACAGGACCAAGAGAGACAAACCTACAAACCTTAAATTCATTCGTGACTATATGGTGTCAGATTGGCAAACGGTTGTCAGTGTGGAACAAGAGGCAGATGACTGTCTAGCGATACATGCTACAGAACTCGACCATGACTGTACTATCGTATCAGTGGATAAGGATATGCTACAGGTTCCATGCT